GTTGTGCGTGATAACTTTTGGTAATTAAATTTTGGATTGTACATTACACTAGTATAACTGATATTTAGAGCATAGTCAATACTTATATTCTAAAACTTTCTCCGCATCCGCAACGGTCTCGCTCGTTAGGATTCACAAAATTAAATCCTTCGTTCAACCCCTGTCTTGTGTAGTCTATTTCCATACCATCTATGAAAATTATGTCTTTAGGGTCGCACCATACTGTAGCGCCATTACTATCAAATCTATGTAAATGTGTAGGCAAGGGCGAATCTAAGTACTCTAAAACATAGGCCATGCCCGAACAACCTGTAGTTCTCACACCTACGAGAATGCCCAACCCTTTACCACGTTTGACAATACTTTGATTTATTTTGTTAGCGGCTTTGTTGGTTAAGGTAATCATTTACGGCAGCCTTAATAGCAGCTTTGGCGAGTAAGCTACAATGTATTTTGACGGGCGGGAGCGCCAACTCTTCAGCAATTTGACTGTTCTTGATGCTTGACGCTTGGTCAAGCGTTTTCCCTTTGGCCCATTCGGTAACAAGACTCGAGCTAGTGATCGCCGAGCCACAACTGTAAGTTTTAAATCTGCTATCTGCGATAATTCTAATATCATTGTATCTTTTCAGTATGCTTACGTTTAAGAGATTTTTTCAAAACCTTGAACCAAAGTTTTTTAACTTTTGCTAAGTTGTGTTCTACTTCTGCTATGTTCAGTCGTCGAATCAGTTTTTTTACTTTCATAATCAATTGGGTACCAGTACCATCTTGTTCTGACCAGTTTGTGGATCTGTCATCTGTTGCCAATGATATCCTGGGGGATCAACCGGAGTCGGTTGTTGAACCACTACCGGCGGTTGAACTAGTACTACTGGCGGCGGAGCATAGTAATAGGGTCTTGACAGTTCGTACCCAATCACCCCACCAATCAGGGCTGGCGCCACCCAACCACTGTAACCACGATAGCAACATCTGTGGTGCCATTCGGCTTGAGCATGTCCAAATACACATACTGAAAGAATACCAGCTAATATGAGTTTTTTCATTTATTTCTCCTTAACACTATTTAATTGTGTTTATACTATGTTAGTATAACAGATTACGCTTACAACATCAAAAGATTTGGTTACTTGTTCATTCCACGTTTCATAGCATCTTTGGCATTTTGAGCCACTACTTCTTGCGCTTGATTAGCGTTCATAGATGTGTTGGGAGCATCTGTATTGCCTTTAAAACTGACAACATTACTGTTGGGTTGGTAAGGTTCTAGTACATTTGATAAAGGTTCTCTAGCTACAAGATCACCAAGAGTATCGGCAGTTATGTTCACTCCTAAATTTTGTGCTAGTTTTATAAATGACTGTGTAGATATCTGTTTTTTTGCCGCAGTCTCATCGGCACGCCCTGCTAAAAATTTAGTTAGAGCTAGAAGTTTTCCCGAGTCAACGGCTCTGCTATCTTCAACTTCAAAAATTAACATTATCTTTTAGCGCGGCCTAGGCCAGCACCACCCATCTCTGGAGATTCAGGTTCTTCAGGCTCTTCTATACCAGGGGCTAAACCTTCGTCGTCTGGCATTGGTTCTTCTGGCATTTCGCCCGCCATTCCGTCATCTATTCCTGGTACTGTCGGCACATCTTGCCCTGTAACAGTTCCTAACGCGGCATCCAACTGTTGCTTGGATTGTTGTAAATTTTGTACTAATCCTGCCAGTGCGGCAGTAGCATCTGTATTAAATTGCATAGCTTGATCAACACCTATTTGATTTTTGATTTGATCTATTAATGCCGGCAGGTCTTTAAACTGCATACTAGTTACTTGCTCTAGCATTTTCTGTACATTGTCTACCATATCTTGGGCAGCCAATACTACTTGTGCTTGTTGTACTTCTGACTCACGCAGAATACTATATACCTGACGACGGAAAGCTGAATTTTCTGTGACTGTTGCTAGAGCAGCCAGTGCTTGTTGTTGCGCTGGATCAGTAATATTTTTGCCTGTTTGGACACTTTTTAATGCGTTTTGGGCGGCAGTTTTTTGCTGAGGATCTTTAAGCTTGCTTAATTTTGCTTGAGCGGCTGCTTGACCTGCGGCTACAGTTGGATTAGGTTGCGGGACAGCGCTCTGTTGCTGTTGCACATTTTGTGTGGATCCGGCGGCGGCTCCGACTGGAACTGTAGATACTTCTTTGATCTTAGTAGCAAGAACTTGCTCCATCATCATTAGTTTTAGATAAGCTGGATCCTGTTCGCTGGTGTGAAATTCTCTAGTCTGACGATGGGCGTTAGCTAGTTTACGTACTTTTTCCAGCATTGTACGTGCTTGTTTAGCAGATATAATATCTACATTGATAGTGTCACCAAAGTAACTTTCAAAAACGTTAGCGGCTTGTCTTGAAGGTACCGGAGCGGATAGTTCGAACAGTTTCATTATTAAATCCTTGTTGTTGCAAGTATTTAGCTTGATTAATACAAATCGTTAAATCATTTTCTAACTTTTTCTTGTGTATAATCTTAGTTTCCAACTTGGTTCCTATAGTTTCTTTAAAAAGCCAACCTTTGCTTTTATCACCTATTCTAGCTCTAACATCAATATCATTAATCAAAGATGATAATTTAGTGTCTAAATTAAATATATCTCTTGCTAGGTTGTACTTTTTATATTTGTCTGCTATACACCAAGATACTGCTGTTTTTGTGCTGGTAAAAATTCCCACATCAGTGGCTGAACAAAATACTCTCCACCCAGATTTTTCTAATATGAGATGATATTTGTGAAAAACTTCGTAAGTTCCCTTGTCTGTTTGATATATGACATTGGATAGTTGGGAACCAAATTCATCCAGTAGTATCTGTTTTAATTCTTTATTGTAGTTCATTTGACAACATAATGCACAATTAAAAATCCTATAGTACCGATTAAAAATCCTATAATTCCTATTCCCCAACCAATAATTTGATCATTACGTTTGTTTGACATGTCTTCCACGATGGTATGTACTTTGCGTATGGATTCTGATACATTAATAATTTTAGTGTCTAGGTCTAGCAATCTCTTATCTAAACTATTATAACGTTCAGCGCAAAGCTCGACGTGTGCCTCTAGACTCTTTTTTTCTATCTCGGTAGCTTCGATCATAACATTCCCTTTGATATATTTATTCTAATTGTCTAAACCATACATTTTGTTTGTCTCCGCTGGTTACTATAACATCGGATAGATCCTTTTTATTAGACAACTCTACTAGCATAGGCACAGTATCGCAGTCATTTTTTAAGTCTCTAAATGGATCTTCTAAAGGTCCAAATACTCCTGGTGTTTCTACTGCAAATTCAAAATACCAAATATCGTCTTTTTTTTCGGGACTAGATAATTCAAAAATTTGAGAGCGCATGCCTATTAATTGCGTAATAGTTTCCCAGTTTCTCTGCTGATTGCGTGAAAAATTCCATGAACGCTCGTCTTCGATTAGCTGATTAAATTGATCACGAAACGGCACTCGCGAGGATTTAAAATGACCAACAATACCGGTGGCTGTGATATCAAAGAAAGTTTCGCAGGCAAATCTCATTTAGAAGTTTTTTTCGATAGTTCGTATAAAACTTCAACTTTTTTACACATTTCATCAAGAGTAATATTTACATTCCTACTGTTAAATATCTCCATCCAACGTTTTTGCTGTTCGATATCTGCTAGTTCTTCATCTAGTAACGGATCTCGTAAATGTAATTCACGTGCTTTATCTCCTGGTCTACGAGCATATACAGTTCGCCCGCCATCTGGGCTTTCAAAGATAGTTAATTCTGTTATTTTACTAATTGTCATGATAGGAATATTTAACCTATTGTAGCAGGCGTGTCAAGTAAAGTCAACAAAAAACCCACCGAAGTGGGTTTTTGTATTTAAAGTTGCCTTTAAAATTAACTTGCTGATGTAGCTGTAGATGCCAAACGGAATCCAACGTTAGTAACAGCAGCCGCCGCCACATTGCAATATGTGTTAGCAGAACTATTATAAATGTTGCCTAAACCTTGAATAGTTGCTTGTAATGTAGTAGCTGTATATGCCCCAGTTGGGAATATAGCAACACTCATGTCAACTGTGTTGTTTGTGTTGTCAACTTGATAAATCGCTACTGTAGCAGTTTGCTGAATAGCTTGAAGAATCTGTTGAACAGCACCGTTAACACCAGCTTGGTTAAAAGCTGAATTACCTAGACCAATACCAAAAAAGTCTAATTTAGGACCAGCAAAGTTTACTGGTGTACCAGCTGGACTATATGCTGTGTTTGCTGCTAACTGTGGTCCGTTAAGAACGTCAGTTGCGAATACTGGTTGTGATCCGCCGTTTACTAATGGAATAAATGCCATGTTAAATCTCCTTTATATGTGAACCTCTCGGTTCTGCATTTATTTAGCTTTGATGGCAAAAATTAGGAGTTTGGATGTTAGCTTTTGGGCTGTTTAGTGGCACGTGTAAAATCAAACCGATTGACAAATTTTACAGTACCTCCAGGTATAGCTACTACCCAGCCTTCTTGGCCAGGATGTTGTAAATCTAGTTGACGTAATAAGTCAGTTTTGATATCGTGTATTAATACAAAAGCAGAAAACGCCGCCGATAATCCAGCTAGATTACTTCTAGGGCTTTGGAAATATTCTACTATATTATTA